TTCTGTAAACAATACGTCCTAAAGTGGGTGAAGTTCTCGCAACTACTCCAATAAAAACAATATGATTTGGAGCTTGTGGTTTTGTCTTAGTTACATAACCAGCATTATTAGGGTCCAACCATAAAACATCGCCGTCCACTAATGTATCAGTAGTAAATGGGTATGGTGCTGTATCTCTAGTATCTAGATTATGTAATGTTCCTAAACAAGCTACCAAACCATCTGAATTTGTAGCAATATCAGAAATAACAACTCCGAATGTTCCACTAGAAGTGCTTTCAGCATTTGCCTGAGCTCTTACCGCATTCGGTCTATATCCAGTTGCCCCACTTAAATATACAATTGTGCCTCTTCTTAATATTACTGAACTTGAATTATTCCTAACCGTTACGGGTATAGTTTCTGCATAGTCAACAATACCATCGTTATCAATATCATAAGTAGATTTCTGCATATCACCGTTACCAATAGTAACCGTTACATTTTCCCACTGTGATGTCGCAATATTATAACGCAATATTTGCCCATTTGTAACATCTGTAATTGTAACATCATTTAATGCATTAATAGATACGTTAGCATCCATTTTAGTAGTCCATTTACTAGCATTCTCAAATGTCGAAGGAGTTAGATATTTATCTGTTAATGTACCTGTATTTACTTCGTTTTGTGTTGCCGTTGTTGGTGCATCTATGTACTCCCAAGTTGTACCATTTGAGTAATATAAACCGTTTGATTTATAAGTTCCGATAATTCTGTAACCCGTAGCACTTGAAACCCAATAGAAATCATTTGAAACTAGTGTTGGGTCGGGTAATCCTGCAAAATTTGAAACAGTATTTATAACTGTTCCTGCCCCACTACCTCCTGAGGCTGGATTAAAACCCGTATTTTCTGCATACCAAAGTTCAAAGGCTTGTACACTAGCATAAGCCGTTCCATTCTCCTGAGTTAGTTCACTAAATGTTACATTATTTACACCTAAGTCATCTGAATAGATACTATAAGTTTCATTTGCGACATTTGTTTTTGTAATCTTAACCTCGTTAGCGTGGTCCTGTTTGATATCACCACTTGCATTCACTAAATAAATGTAGTTTCCTTTTTTGTAAATTTTCATTGTTCAAATCGTTTTATTATTCTGTATACTATTCGCTCACTAACTCCAAAAACATCTGAAACATCTGTAATTGCTTGTGTTTTTTTAACTCCTTTATCCATTTGAAATTGGTATGCTTTGTAAATCTTAAACCAAGTTAATACGTTTACAGAAATAAGGCCTGAACGTAATAAGTCATGAAGTTCACCACTATCGTGTAATTTTTCGAGTAATTTTATAGACATATTATAAAGGTACTAAAAATTTGCTCTATTTTCTATACTTGCCAAATTTCCTTGAGCGTCGTTTATATCCTGAACGATTACAACTGGTTTCGGCATCATTTCAATCATTCTCATTAATTGGTTTTGTGCATTTAATTGATTATCTAAAGTATTACTTATGTTACTCGCAACCGCACCACCGTTTGCAAATTTAATCGCCCCACCGTTTGCCATTAATGGAACACCGCCCGTAGCCATATTAATGTTAGATAATTGACTAATTAATGGAGTAGCACGTTTATTTAAAATAAAGAAACTTTCATCCTTTTCAACCTCAATTTGCGTACCGTCCTCAAAGTAACCTTTCGTTCCACCGTTTGCGTGACTATTCCCACCAAATAAACCACCTTTTGCGAATTTCGGAGTAGGTTGCGAAGCTATTAAACCAATTTGGACCGCTCCCAAAACACCAGCTAATATAGCTAAAGGTGGGTTAAGTAATGCACCCGAAATAGCAAGTGCTGTGTTCATTGTAGCTTTGATAATATTAGCTTGTTTTTCCTTTTCAAATGCTTCTTTTTTCAATTTGCTTTCTTCAGCTCTAAATGTAGCATCTAATTCGCTTTTTTTAGTTTTAAATTCAGCTTCAGTAATTAAACCAGCATCCAATTGAGCTTGTAATACTTTTTGATTTTCATCGTTCTTATTTTGTTCCGCTAATAACTCATTTGCTATTCTATTTTGTGTTATTTGTGAAAGTGCATCCGTCAATTGTGTAGCACTTTGTAATGTTATTTCTACTGTTTTTTGTGCTTTTAATTGTTCTTCACTTAAACTTTTTTTAGTTTCTTCTTTATTACCTTCAGTTTTTATTTTTTGAATATCTAATTCTAATTGTTTTTGAATAGCTTGTTTTTGAGTTGCTGTATATTTGTCTAATCCAATTTCAATTTGTGCATTTTCCGTTAATATATCAATTTTTGTTTGTTGAAAATCTAAAAGAGCTTGTTTTTCATCCTTTGTGCCTTTTGATTTTAAATAAAGTAATTCAGAATTTAATAATTTTAATTCTTGCATTGCTTTACGTTCGCTTTCAACCTTTAATTTATCAAAATTCTTTTTATCATTTAATTGTTGGTTTTCTCTATCTTTTTGTTTGTTATCAAAATCATTATTTATTTTTTCAACCTCTAATTTATTTTTTATTTCTAATTGAGCTAAAATAGTGGCATTTCCTTTTGCGTCGTCTTGTTCACGTTTATAATTCTCTTCCTGCCTTGTTATTGCATCGTTATAGATTTCTAAGTCTAATTGAGTTAAATCGTTATTCTTTTTTTCATTAATCTTAATAAGTTCTTCAGCATTGCCTTGAGCGTTATCCTCTAAAAACTTATAATGAGCCTCAATTATTTGTTCTTGATTTGCATTTTTTTTATCCTCGTTATCTAATATTAAATCTTTTATTTTATAAGCAAGTGCTAAACGATCCTCTTCAGCTTTTTTAGTATCAACTACAATAGCGGTAATGCTTTTCTTATTTTCTTCTTTAATTTCTTTTCCAATTTCTTTTTCTAAAATAACTCTTTTTTGTCTCCATCCATTAAATGATTCGCCTAATTCCTTAAGCATTGCATTATTATCTTTTATTTTTTCATTTACAGCTTTTTTTGATTCTACATCATCAGCTAAATTAAACTCACGTCTTAATTGTTTATCTTTCGCTTGATATTCAGAAATTAAAGCTAATCTTTCAGCTTCACTTTTATATAAATCTTTTGTTTTTTTATCCCCTATTTTTTTTGCATCCGCACCATCTAATTCAAGTATTTTTAGCTCTAGTTCTGCAATTTCAGAACGTTTTTTACTTTGAGCAATCATTTTATCAATGTTTCTTTGAATAGAGGCTGTATGATTTTCCTGAGCCTTAACCGCCTTTTCATTGACATTATCAGACCACATTTTTAAAGCTCCTACAATTCCAACAATTACACCAACCATTAAGAACATAGGATTCATTAAGATTGCTTTACCTAGCGAAACCAAAGCCGAACCCATGTTTTTTAAACCACCTAAAACTTCTTTAAATGACATTCCTTTAGAAATAACAGCCATCTGTTTCATTTTTTCCGAAACTCCTGCGAAATCTAAGTTCATTAAGTCATCTTTAACAAGTCCTAAATTATTGGATAGTTTTTCAAAGCCTGTGCCACCACTCGAAGCCTTAACATTCTCGTTAACCTCTTTAATTTTATCGCCTAAAACCCCCGCTTTCTCGCTTGCTTGTTGGTATTCCTTAGATCCTGCATCCAAACCTACCATTTGAGATTTTAAAGCCTTTAATTCAGCTTTTAAACCCTGTATTCCTTTGTCATAATTACCTACCTCACGTTGGTTATCTCCGTATGCTTTCTCTGATTTCTTTAACGACTCGTTTAAATCGCTTACCTCTTTGTTTAATTGTCTACCACTATCAGTATTTGCAATTTCTTCTGCTGTTAAATTCCTTAATGCAACTTTTCCAGCACTTAATAAGTCTGCTTGTTCTTTTAATGTTAAGTTTTGTTTATTGCCTAAACGGTCATTTATTTCAATTGCTTTACTAGATTGTGTTAATATAGCATTTTGTGCCTTTATTTCAGCAGAAAGTTTAGCATATTCTACAGTCCCTTGCTTATTTTCACCTCTTAAAATAGCTTGTTTAGTCTTTAGCTCCTCTAATTTCTTTGAAGCTTCTTCGCTATTCTTTTTTAAGTCTCCCGTATCTAATTTGATACTTAATAATACTGTTTTTTCTTCACTCATATCTCAATTATTTCACAACTTGTTAAACCGCCTTTGTAATTTTCTATTTTGTTTATGTAAAAGTAACCACTTATATTTAAATCAGGTCGCTGTATCTGAATAGGAATACTAAAATCTAGATCTGAAATATCTGTAACATCTAATTTTGCAACTATTTTTAAAACCTTAGGATTTTCTAAAATGTTTTTAATTGTTGAATAGTACTTAGGAACTAATGTTTCAAAACCTATAATGTCACAAAATGGTAGATAAGTATTAATTGCAGTTGTTGTTGTTCCATCTGTATAATTAACATTGAAATTAGTATTTTGTACCTTTGTATTTAAAATTCTCCAATCAGATTTCTTCCATTCATTTGTGGCATCTTTTAAAGCATTAATAGTTGGTACTTTAAAACCATTATATCTACCTGTAATAATCGTTGTTGGGTGAGCTAATTTAACAACTGTTTTCTCATCATCTAATGTTTCATTATTTAAATAAACTGTATAATTATGATAATTGTCGGCATTGTTTACTCGATCAGTATCTTCTTTGAATAGAAAGTTATTTTTCTTTGCGTAGTTACCAAATTTAAAACTCATTGAAGTTGAATTTTGTATTTTTTCACTCCAATTTTTAGCAACTGATTTATTTAAATTAACATCTTCAAATGAATTAAAAGATATTGTTTTTGTATAGTTATTTGTTTGAATTATTATACCTCGCAAATTTAAAATATCCTTTATAACGTCCTTAATTTTCATCGTGAAAATCTTAGTAAAATCTAACGGGTTATTAAATGCTATTTTGGGCGAAGGTGTAAATTGTAAATAATGAGGTAAAGTGTCAATTGGTGAGTTTATTTTCGTTTGCGTCGCTCCTGTCGGAATACCATTAACTATAACAGCTACATTTATAAATTGAACGTAATTTATCTTATCGTATTCGTATAATTGAAATTTAGTATTTTTATTTGTTTGATAAATTTCTGCATTTATTTTAGCTTTATAGTTTTTAGTTGATAAAAAAGTCATTTCTGAAGTTTCAATATCAATTGGTATTTCTGTATATCCTTCTTTATATGGACCATACTTAATTGGGCCATAAACATCAACCTCATTTTCATCTATAATTGATACGTTTAAATAGTAATCTTTATCCTTACCTCCAGATTGTTTAAAACATTGATAGTTTCCCGCAAATCTTAATTTACCAACTTTATTAACCGTTGGTTTAAACGCTCCGATATTGAAGTCAACTATTTTACTTTCATTTCTAAATTCAGGGAAAAACTTAACATATCCAATCGATGTTCCCGTTGATATATCTGTAAATTCATATTGCCCTAACGCTTTAGTTTGTAATTTTTGACTTGTTTTAATTGCGGAACTTGAAGGAATAGTAAACTCATTGGGAGTTAACATCATTGTTGTATGTTCTATATTATTTAAGTAATTACCCGTAAAAGTAAAACCTGTATAAGTAGATAATCGATTAAACAGTTGTGGCATAGTTGCACATGGTAGCATTTGTCTAACATCAATAGTATTTGTTAAAAAAAAGTCCAAATCTTCCCTCCAATCAATTATAGGGAAAAATATATAATCGTATACGTACCTTCTATTAATAACATAATAAGTTGACCAATTGTAAACTATATCATTTTTATAAAGCTCACCAATTGTAGCTTCACCAATTGCACCCATGAAGTCTAAATTCCCACTATAAACATTTAAATAAAAGTAATCGTTATCCGTAGATTGAAGTTCTGCTATACCATCACTAACAATTTCAATACCATTTTGTAGATATGTAGCTTTTAGCTTTTTATAAGGCATTAAACTAGACGTAGTTTGCAAATTTGACCATTCAAATATTTCTTTATTATTCTTTGAATTAGGTAGTTTAAACGTATTGGTAAAGTTACCTTGTCTATTCTGAAGTTCACCGATATTATTTGCGGAAAAGTTTAAACCTATATTGGTATTTTCTCCCAAATCTACTCTTCTATTGTTAATTATTAGCTCGTTCATTAACCTTGAATAAAGATATAAGGTAATTCTAGTGTAATTTGTATTGTTGCTTGCATATCCGTTGTATCGTACAATTTAAATGACCCGACTTGAGGCCTTACTGTTTGCCACGTTAACGGAGTTTCATTAACCAACCATTCCACGCAAGGCGAATAAAGCATAGTTTTTAAACCTTCGATATCTTCAATGTCAACCGTTGCATTAACAATCAATAAAGGAGTGGCATTCTTAGAAATATCAGTTATTTGACCCCTAGCATTTGTAAGGTCTGAAATATAAGGTTCGTAGTTACCGTCATTTTGGGTTACTATTCCCTTAGTTTGCACCTTATGAAATAACCAATGTTCACGACCTCCGTAAGTATTTAACCACGAAATAAATACGGGGTTTTCCTTACATTCCCTATCTATTTTAATTGTTTTGATTTCTGTTACTATCATTGATAAAATGTATTAATATATTTACCGTATGCCGAATATGGACTGCTATAAGTTGGACCATAAGTGCCATCATCCCATCTAGGTTTTGGTAGAATAGCCAAATCTGTTTCAAGCCAAATATCAATTGTTTTGACGTTACTAGTATATCCTTGCTTAAGCATTAAACGATTAGCGTATAATCTACTATTCATGTTTAAATTATCACTAGTATTCGCTATAATAACTCCATTTAAATCTTTTGTTGTTTCCTTTCTTACAACTTGATAATTTAACATATTATCGGAGTAGATGAAATTCAAACTAAATGGGTAACCTGGAAAATAAGTAGGCTTTTTAAATATACTTTGAAATTTAGCTTTATCAGTTCTAGTATTATCATAAGTCGGAACAAAAGAACCCATGTTATATCCATACTTATCTTGAATCTGATTAGATGAGTTAGTATAATAAAGGACATTTGCGTCTGTTAACGCTGTATAATTGCCAGTTATTCCATTTACTACTTCTCTAATTTGAATGTTAAATTTAGAACCCTCACCAAATTGGTGAGAATTAATAGCATTATAAAGAAAGTTATTTTGATTTATACATTTAGTTGAAAGTAAATCTTGTACGGAAACTTTCGCAACTCCGAATAAATCTGTTTTACTTTTAATACTTCCAATTTCTTCATAAACAGAACCATTAATAAATGATACTTTTGTTTCAACATAATGTCCTATATAACTCTCGGTAAAAATAACAAAACCATTTGCACCGCCTAATATATCAAAAGCATGATCTATTGTAATAGTGTTTCCACTTATATTTTTAACAGTTAATGTTTTTTGTTTCGTTCCCTTAACGTATAGGAATTTATGCCCTATTTTAACACTAGAAGGCAAACTGTTTAATTTAAAATATATTAAAATATTATTTGAATTAACCAAAGATAGTACCGTTGCATCTATTCTTTGTATCTCAAATGTTATCGGTTGGTGAGCAGGAAACCAATTTGATTTGTGACCGTTTATTAATATACTAGGATTCTTTTTTATTGAAATACTCATTTGACTATGCTAATTATTTGCGTATAATATTTGTCTGCTATTAAAGATAGTAAATTATCTATTCTATTAGATGTCAAAATAGTATCAAATATATTTTGTTTTCCGCCTTGTTGGTATAGCTTAGTTCCATGAAGGTGAATAGATTTTGAAATAGCCCAACTTAGTTGCTCGTTTGTTGGGACATTACCATCTTTATTTGCTTTTCCTGTTATTCCTTTTTTATTTATCCAATCTAAAATAGACTTTTGCAAAGTAGGATTACCTGTTTTTGCACCCATTGAAGTAGGTTTACGACCATTCCATAGAACCGATATAAAAGGACTAGCATAAATAGTCATACTATTTTCGTTAGATTCAACCTCAATTGATTTACCGAAAAAAGAACCAGCTACCTTTTGTAATTCAGGAACAATAGTATTCGTAAATTGGTCGAATATTTCTTTATTTGTTGACATAATAAATAACTGAGCAAATTATTAACCAACTAACTATTGATATTATCCAAAGATATTTTTTATATTTTAACATACTCCATCACTATTTATCATTCTTAAGCTAAATGGCATCATTATTCCACTCATATTTGTGTCGAATAGATTTTGCACCTGAACGCACGTATCTACGCTTAAATCTCTAACATTGTCAACATCATTTTCTAACAATATTTGAAATTCACGTTGTGCGTTTTCAGCCTTAACAAAGATACTTTCCTGTTGCGTATCGTTATCATCTAATTCACTTTTAAATAAGAATAAAGCCACACAAATATAAGTTCTTTGAAACGCTCCTGTATTCATTATTTTGGGCGTATACTTCATTGGCATATCCAAATAAACACAAGGTAAAAGTTGTTCATCAGCCATTAAGTTTTGAAACTGAGTTTCTGAATGTAAGAATGTATATGTAGCACTATTTGAATGCATAGATGAAACCTTTCCACTTACTAATTGTTTTATTGTCATTTGTCTTTTATTATTTCTGAATAGTTTTTCTCAAATTTAGTGCTAATATTTTGTTTTAATAGTATTAAAAAGATTAAATTATACGGTAATTGTTCAACTTGTTCATGTGTATAGCTATATTTTTCTGCTATCATATCAATTGTATTGAAGTCGCCTAGTTCATTAAAGCTATCAATACCGGCCATCTTTTGCTCTATTGTAATATCCGATTTTAACCTTTCATTATCTCGTTCAATAATCTTTGTTAATCTGTTTAATAGATAACAATAGGACTGAAATACGGCTTCGCAATCTAACTCTAAACAATCTACACCCGAATACAATTTAATGACTTCATATACGTTTGAAATATCCCTACAAGCTAATATCTTTTTTTCATAGCTTTGTTCACCCAAATCAAATGGTAGTTCAATATTATCTATATAATTACTTTCTTCAAATTTAGTAGGGTCGTCCTGGAGAAATTCTAAATAAGGAGTTATAACCTCAATATCTAACATTAATATTTCAACCTCGTTTAACCCCGTTAATATTTGAATAGCTTGTATTTCGTTTGAACTTTGTAATCTTAGATAATCTTTAAATAATATATCACTCCAGCTAGTAGGAATATTAAAATCCTTTATTTGCGTGTTAAATTTTATCATAATAATCTACTTCGGGGTGCTTTTGCTTTTGGTTTTGACGTAAAGAAATACCTAATTCCGTCGATTGCATGGTTAAAATTATCAATAGGTTTATTTAGTTTATTCCCTTCCCTATCAACCGCCCATGTATATGCTCTTAATTCTTTGATTATATTAAGACTGTTGGAAGTTACATAAAAGTTATTCTCTTGCATTCTTTGAATACCATACATTATACTATCAGCTCCCTTAGTTGCTCCTATTATTTTCATTCCTAAACTAGAAAGTTCTTGAATACTTTTTGGTTCAGCACTATCCGCAACTGTATAGATTGAATTATCAATTGCTAAAGACTTAAATTCCCTCCATATTTCGGGGTTGGTTAAACCTGTTCTGTAAATACGTTCATCAAATATGTATTCGTTATTCCATTGATAAATATCTGTAATTGTCGTAGGGTCGTTTGTGTAACCGAAATCCATTCCACGTCCCACCAATTTAGCATCTAAAGGTATTTTGTCAAGTTGTTTCCAATCTGAAAATATTACACCCTCTAAATTACCTATTTGACCTAATCCGTAAACTTTCCACCAATTCTCCCAATATGAAGACGTTTTGGCTTTCTCTCTTGCACTTTCTATCTCTTTAATAATTGATTGCTCTAGGGCTTCATTATCCTTATAAGTTAAGACAATAAAGTCTGTATCTTCGTGACCGATTAACTCCTTATCTACCCAAAACTCAGCTACAGGATTATAATCCAAATAAATGAAATCACGTGTACGAATAGCTAGTTGGTAATAACTTTCCCAGTCTACATTATTGCACTCATTTATAAATAAAACATCACGTCTTGCACCTCTCAACTTGTTAGGTTGATCCGCACTAAAAAATTCAATATAAGAACCGTTTGAAAATTTATAAGTTAATGAAGACTTATTCCAATTATTATCGTTGTACATTCCTATCATATCCATTATTTTAAGAAAGTCACGAATAGCTCCCCTTCTTAAATGTGGTATAGTTTCTGAAA